CCTTTCAGGCGCTTACCTTATGGACGCCGGAGAAATGCTCCCTCAGGATATTAAGGGAATTGCAGAAGATATTGCACGTAAGTACGAGAATCTAAAACTTATCTGGATTCCTCTGGCTAAGCGTAATAAGGAAGATACCCACCCTTATGCTTTGGTGGATATGAACAATGGTTTCGTAATCAAAGAGTTCACTGATATTAGCATTCACAGTGCTATGAAGTGGCTTTGGGAAAACGATTCCCAGCGAATTGATACCTATAAGAAGCACATGAAAGAACGTGAAGAAGCGGCCGCTCTGGCTAGAAACATTACAGCCGAAGAAGATAACGCTAAGCTTGATCTTGCAGGTTCGATTCTAGGTTCCAAGCTTCATACTTTTAAGCACGCTGGTAAGACTTATACAGAAGGGTACAGAGCTAATGCCCGTTGATATTATTACCAAGAGTGTTCAGGACGTTATTACCGAAGTAAAGCGGACATTCGGTGATGAATCAGGTGTTCAGATTACTGACTCCGATATTATCCGCTGGATTAACTCAGCACAGCTTGAAATTGCCATGCGGAATCCCGAAGTTCTCCCGGCAGTGGTTACGGTTAACTCGGTAGCCAATCAGGCTGATTACCCTTTGCTAGCAAATGTTCCGAATATCCTGACTATTCAGAGTATTCATTACAAGAACAAGCCTGTAAAGCACATGGAATTCCAAGAAGCTGAACAGTATCTTATGGGTGACGATACTGGCGGTTTTACGAGTGATAGCCCTCTCTTTTGGTATGAAAGGGCGGGAGTTCTCACTTTTTACCCTACACCTACAGCCGCCGAGACAGCCGTCATAAAGGTGTATTTCAATAAGCGGCCAGAGATTGTGGACTCCAATAGCCTGCTTTCCCTGACAGATCACTATTACAACGCTATTCTGTCTTGGGTATTGGAACAGGCTTATTTGCTGGATGAGAATCCACAGTTGGCTGGCGTAGTTGCCGCTAAATTCGATCAGGGTGTAACCCGAATGCAGGAACGCACGAAAACCCAGTCGGATTACTACCCGTTTATTACTGTAATTGAGGAATAATAATGCCGGGATCGCCAGTAAAAATTGGCCCCTTTGTAGGTGGACTTAACAATACATCGCAAGCGGGTGAATCAAAAGATAATGAAGTAGTCGAGTTGATTAACTTTGAATTGGCTCTCGATACATCACTCGTTTCGCGTCCGCCTATTGAGGTAGTTCCCGGCACTCCTTCAAACCTTGCAAATCAGTGGGACGTTCTCGGTATTTACCGTATTACAGCTTCCAACTGGTTTGTCATAGTAAACCAACCCACAGGTGCAACAACATATAACGTTAATGCTTATGCTTTGGGTGATTTCAGTGCGGCTCCAACGCTGATTAAAACGACAACCGGCGTTAATAACCGGATCGTTTCGTTCGCTCAGTATAATGACTGGTGCTATTTCAACGTAACGACAGGCGCGACTGATACAGGATTCCGTTGGAAGTCCGGTTCAGCAGTTTCAGCTATTGCAACAATGCCGCGAGGTAACGTAATGATTAGCTGGAAGGACCGTCTGTGGGTCACTGCCAGTAATCAGGCAACAGATGGAAACTATCTCTGGTTCTCTACCGTGGACGCAACCGGACCGCACCCTGAAACATGGAACGTTGCAGTTGACTTTATCAATATTGATCCGGGTTTTGGCGGTCTGAATACAACGCTTCTCCCTTTGATTAGCTCTTTGCTTGTCTTTAAGGAAGATGCAACGTATCGATTCAGTTTCCCGTCTGCACCTAAGAATGGTGAAGTAACCAAGGTATCAGGTCAGATTGGTGCGGCAACCGCTAAATCAGCCGTTGGCTTTGAGAGCTATGCTTATGTTTACGATCAGGGCCGTATTTATGAACTGATTAACAATAAGTTCACTCAGATTAACCTAAACGTCCAATTCAACAGTGCTACGGACGCACCGGACGCCACCGCTCCCGGCGTCGATCTTTCTGTAGTTAACCGAAGGCTTCTGGTAAGGTACTACAATACACTGTATTCGTATCACGTTGATACGAGAACTTGGTCGCAATGGAAAACTAATGGTGGAACACCGGGCGCTTTTCTTGAATTACCGGCTGATTCTGCATCTGCTTTGCCAAGTACTTTTATTGCGGCTTCTCGGGGAACAACCCAGTTGCCGGGAACCAACAGGATTTATGATGCTGAGTTCATAAAGCCGGAAACCAATAACAAGCGGTTGGTTTTTCCGAATACAACCGCAACAGCGTCAATCACGAGTAATACAGTAACCCTCACCAAAACTGGCGCAGGTTTTCCTGAGTTCTTTCTTAGCGAAGAAGGCGTGCTAAGCAATTATGATATTCCTGTTAGTCCTAAGCAAGCGTTTACTCTCACAGCTACCGTATCATCTAACATGGCTGGAGTTAGTAAGATGGAAATTCACTATAATTTCCTACTTCGTTCCGGCAGTGTTTCGAGCATTACTCAGGCAATCCTAGCTACCGAGGTTCCCAACCTTATCGATCAGATTCTTGTTCCTGATGATGCTTTGCTGATGAATGTGTCGCTAAAGGTTAGCGCGGCTTCCCCTGTGGGTACGATAATAACGATGACTAATCCGGTATTGATTCGTTCAACAGCAAATTCTCCGGTATCTGTTCTCCGATTGGTGGATAAGTACCAGAATACGACTGCCATGGAATACGTCGAATGCTATATGAAAACCAAGGCTTTCGACTATCAGGCAAATTCGGTATTCAAGCGTTTGTTTCTTTGGGGACTGGACGTTAAAACAACCAGACCAATTGAAATGTCAGCAATCCCGCTGGGACGTAAACAGTCAGTTACATGGGATGATCTGGAACCTTATACTTGGGATCAATTGGAAGCAGGAATTTGGGACAATCCGCTGTCATGGCTGGGTGTCTCAAATACTGTAATTGATATGACTGATGAAATATCAGACGTTTCTGAGAATGGCAGGTTCTTTGTTAAAGCCGCTAAATCCCTTCGTTTCCGACAGATTCAATATGCTGTCAAAATGACAACACTAGGGAATTCAGAAACGGGTCCATGTAAGTTGTTCTCCCTGACGACTTATACTAAAGCAAGTCAGATGGTTGTTGACAAGGCAACTTAAGAAAGGATAAACTAAACCATGTTTGGTAAACCAATTAAACCTCCTGAGGCTCTCGATACCAATAAGCTTCAAAAGCGGTATACACAAGGCCCACAGAATATGGCAACTGGAAACCGGGTATATAATGGTGCGGCTCCTAGTCCTCATGCTGGTGGTGGGCTTGATAAGTCTGGTTTCAATAAGCGGGACCAGCAAGCAAACGCTAAAAAAGACTTTTTGGCAAAACGACTCAAATCAGGAGGTTTCTGAAATGCCAGTACAGATCAGCGGTAGCGGTAATATGAGTTCCCCTACCCGAAGCACTTCGCTTACTAATGCATTGAATGGGACTAAATCAGGTGGTGGTTCAGGTACCCCTTGGGCACCGGGATATGGTCAGGGTTTGGGTGTATTGGCTCCAGCTAATAACCCTTATTCTTCCCCTAACCAGCCTGCCGCTCCCGCACCCGCCCCGGCTTATCAGGCACCTTCTGCTTTTAGTGACGGCGGTTTGTATTCAGGTGCTGCCGCTAATACGCCGTCATTTGGAATTGGTTCCCCTGATTCCGGTTCTTATGGTGGCGGCGGTTCCCCTGCTCCACAATCAAAGCCGGTAATGTCCGAATCGGATTGGTTGGCCGGTGATAGTGAATACCAGAATCAGCTGACTGAATTCGGTACGACCTTGCAGGACTTTCTTACACGACTCACGAAACAGCGTAGTGATTTCACGGAGGATTACAACACAGCCTCCAAAGGACTTGATCGAAACGAAACGCAGGGTTTGCTTGGAGTTGGTGAGGATTTCACTAACCGTGGTTTGGCTAATTCAGGTCTTTTCGCTAACTCCCGTAAGGAAGCGCAGACTGGTTTTCAGAACCAGCGGGACGGAATGAAAACGGCTAAAACCCGCGCTGAATCGGATTTCCAAACCCAGGAAAACGATAAGCGTTCTCAGACTGATGCGGCAAAGGGTAATGCTAAACGTTCTTCCCTTAGCCGTATGGCAATGAATCAAGCATTCTAAGGAGGGGTTAAAATGGATCTTATGTGGATTATCATTATTCTTCTTATTCTCGGAATTGTTCTAGGAGCTTGGCGGCGATAATGGCTAACGGCGAAGATATTTATAATATCTTCTCAGGTGACTATTGGGGACCAGATGCTTATCAGCGTCGAAGGGCAGGCCAAAAGGCATCTGCTCATAAACTGGCGCAACAGCAGGATCAATCCAATAGGGCACCTTGGGAAGCAATGGGAAGTTTTCTCGGTGATGCGGGAAAGAATATCGGTAATTTCTTTGCCGATGCTGACCGTAATGCAGGGGATGCTACAAGGGCGCGGCTTGAGCGGCGAGGTAATGCAAGTCCGAGCCAACAGCGTAATCCAATAGCAGAAATTACTTCACGCGATCTTGGTCATTCCAATATCGATGCTGAACGCGATGATGCTATGGCACGTCGAATGTTTAATCAAGGTGAAGCGCCCGAACGTTCCAAGAGTGATGAGCTTTGGGATTTGCTTAATGAAAAGTATGACGGGTCCCCTGTGGGTAGTGATGCCGCCGCTTTTGAGCAGGTTTTAAATCAGAAGTTGGAAGCTATTAACGGTGCCCGCGGTCAGGCTCAGGAAAACTTCGGAAAGTCTGACGCTAATATTGCGGCAATGCACGATGCTTTTAAGAACGAAGTTCTTGGACAGTCCGGTGCTTTGGCAGAACGTAATAAGCAGTATCAGGGTAATGTAGCTTCTATTTTCGATACGGCACTTGCAGATAATAATGCCCGTGCTCAGCAGAATAAAGCAGCTGATGAAGAAATGTACCGTCGATTGGGAATTGCCCCTGCGGCCGCTGGTCCTGATTTGGTGGGGCAGGCAATTGCAGAAGGTAATAACCGGTTGGAAGGTTCTAAATCTGCTCGAATGACAGAAGCCGCCGGGCTTGGTCAAATCGATCAGCAGAGAAATACTGGAATGGCTAATGCAATCGGTAATGATGGGCTTGCCCGTCGCTCCGAATTGAATAACCGTCTACAGGAAATTCTTGGTGAACTCGGTAATGCTGAATCAGAAGCTAGGACCAGTTTTATTGGTTCGACTAATGATGCTGCAAAAGAAGCTGAACAACGCCAGTATGAGCGGTTTATTCGTGACCGTGATTTCAATATGGATCGCTACGGTCAGATGAATGATGCTAATCTTGAGGCTATTAAAGCTCAGGAAAAGGCCAGTGAGCAGGGTGCTGGCGGTGTTGATGCTCTTGTTGCAACGACTAATCCACAGGTTGTTCAGGGTGTTCAGGATATTATGGCTACGGAACGTGATGTTGATTTGAATAATATTGCTGACGTAGTTTATCGTCTCCGTAAAAAGGGACTGGCTCTGAATCCCACAGAAGTACAGGTTTATCTGACCAAGATGAAGAACCTGAGTAAAACGAATGATGTAATACCTTCTTATCAGTAAAGGATGATAATGGCTTCCGCAGACGAGTATTGGGATAAGTCAGCTAAACTGGCATCAGAATACAGCAAGTCCCTCGAAAATCAGGCGAAGTCTGGTAAATCCAAAAAGAAGCAAAGTGCGGGTATTAGGAAACCAACTGATACCCGCACTTTTGCGGATATTGCCGCCGCTAATGGTGATGATAAAAACTGGTTTCTGAAAGCTATTGAGACTCCTGTTATTAAAGGCGCTCTTAACGCAATCAGCACAGGCGCGTATTCCTCCGCTAACTATGCCCTCAGGGCAACTGATACCGAAAAGGATCAGAATCAGCGTTTGCAGGAAGCCGCTAAAACCGGAGACAAACTGGCAATCGCTCAGGAAATAGCCGGTAATGCTGGCTTTGGTGGTGCTATCGGTGCCGGTCTTATTAAAGGTCTTTCAGCTGGATTTGGGCAGAACGAAAATGATGCTACGCTTTACCATGACGTCATTAAGCAGGCTCAGGGTAATAACGGAATTGATACTGAGTCAAAAGAATCCAAAGCCGTTCAAGGAATTGGCGGTTTTATTGGAGACGTTGCATTAGACCCATCTCTCCTTATTGGCGGTGGTGCGGCGTTCGCTGGTATTAAAGGTGCCACTGCCGGGGCGCGGGACGCAGGTATCGCGGCACGAACTGCGAAGCTTGGCGGGCAGATTGGCGAAGAAACCAGTCGCTTAAAAGGCGCTGTGCAGGGTGCTAAAAAGGAAATAAACGAATTCCGTTGGGACGAATACGAGCGCTCTCAGGCTAAGCTCACCAAAAAGGAAATCAAGAAGCAGGGTAATAAAGAAACTGTTTCTAATTATAAGGAAACTATTCCTGGTTACAACTTTCTTCCTGAAAAACTTCTGACAGGTGAAGCGGCTAAACTCAGTACCCGTGAATTGCAGCGTGCGGCCAAAAAGGAACGCCTTTTTCGTAGGGGAACCGAAGCCGAAGGTAAAACGGCTCAGGAAGCTACGGAACTAATTAGCAAACTTGTTGGTGGAAAGATTCACCCACAGGTTGCAGAAGCCGGACTTAAGTCAGTTGCTAAAGCGTCCGAATCTGCCCCTGTGGGTATGATTGATAACGTCGAAGGTGCATTGGCTAAACCCGAACCTAAAACAGTTGGCGAAACTGTTATGACGGAAGCCGCTCCGAAGGCGGCAGTTAAGGCTCCTGATGTAACTGCTGTAATCCCTGCGGCTAAGATCATTGACGATATCCCATCTGAACTTAAAGTCGGTAATTACCAGAACTACACACCAGTTGACCGCTTTGTTATGGGAACGGAATACCTGACAGTTCCCAAGGCCCGTATCGATAAGGCAACGGGTGAAACTGTTGTTAAGCATTCGGGTCAGTTTACGGATATCTTTAAAGGTATGAAATCAGGACTTGTAGCCCCTGATGATACTGAGAAGTTCCACACCTTTATGAAGTCTTTTGCAGAAGATGAAGCTTTGACTTTGGACGATGCTATCTCTAAAGCTCAGGAATTCGTAAAGACCAACTCTGTAGCTATCCAGAAGTCGTCACGTTCTTTTGCTCCGACAGCTATTAATGGCCGTCTGACTAATTTGAATAAAGCCGCTGGAAAAGATGCTTCAATCGGTATCCTGCGGTCGCTTCCAAGCGAAAAGGTGGAACAGTATCGCCGTCCTTTGCCGCCGGAACAGTCGGAGGCATTGCTTGGTGAAACGCTTGAGAAAACCCGCGATGATATTATCAACGGTGTATTCCCTCTGGAAACTGCCAAGGTTCTCGATGAAGTATTTACTAAGCACTTCACTGAATACTCCAAGCCGTCCGGCCCGTTTAAGACTAACTCTGGTTGGGGAACCAATACCAAGAGTCTTATTGACGGTGATCCGAAGATTGAAACATGGTGGACTACAAACTCTGCTATTGATCTGTTCACCAAGCTGAACAGTAAAATCTCCGGTGTTCTTAAGATCAAGGGTGTTAAAGGACCGGAATACCATAAGATTAAAGACGACATGTTTATGCGCGTTGCTGCTAATATTGACGTTACGCTAAAGGGTCATGGAATCTTTCCGTACCTGACTAACGTAATGCCTGACGGCGGAACTGCTATCCGTGCATCCATGTATGACGTTCTGGAAGCTATGGGGCCGGAACTACGTCAGACGTTTATTCATGTTCCTAAGAATACTCCAACTAACCTTATGGTGACTCAAGCAATGGACGTTGGCGAAATGCTGATGCGTTCAATGATTGGTTATGACGGCGCCGGGAAACTTAACTTTGCAGTTATTAAGCCTGATGTTATCCGGGCACTTAAAGGCGAATACCGTAACCTCGCAGATGAAAAGGGTATTGTCCGGGCGATCGAAGAAAACCTCGATCCTTCTGTTCAGCGCTTTAACGCCGGTATTGTTGAGGCAAATATCAAAGGATATCGGAATGCAGTAAAGGCCCGTAACACGGTTTATTCCAAGTTCTTTGAGGCTTTCACTAAGCTTGATGAAGCGGGTTCATCCCCGATGATTCGACTTGGTGAAACTGTTCTTAAGAATACCTCGCTCCACAGCACTCACATGAGCAAGGTAATTACGACTGCATCTGACGAAGCTCTAAGGCGTTTGACTAAAGCACTAGAGGTTGGTTCAGTTGGTGCATTTCATAAGCAAATTGCCGATATTGTTCCGGTCAAAAGTGTCCACAATCCAGAGGTAGCTAAAGTACTGAATCAGGAAATCGCTAAGGTTAAGCGTGAATTCGCTACACCTAGGGAAGAGATTCTGGTTAACGCTCAGGAAGCTCTGGTTAAAGTCGCGGCGGAACCTGTAACCCGTAAACAGCAACTTAAGACAGCAAAACTGAATCGAATCCAAGCGGCCAGAACCACAGATGCACGGCTTAATCCTGATGCTTTGGATGATGCTTTGGAAGGTGGGACTGACGCAGTAATTGAACTGGCGCGTAAGGATCATGCTTGGGACGTAACTTCCCGGCTTTATCCATTGCAGAAAATGTTTAACCGTACCTTTGGAATGCGTCGCTCTTACGCGGCTGTAACCAGCGGTTTGCATCTTGGAACCCACCTTGAAACAGCTTTCCATGAAGTTCTGAATGGTTTTACAAAGAACTTCAATTCGGAGCAGATTAATCAGGCATTCAAGACTATTCAGGCATTCGACGGCGATATCGTTAAATACATGGATGATATGCCTCAGCATGGTTTTGCGCCCGAAGTTGTGGAAATGTCCAAGCTTATGAACGCTGTATTTGATACCAGCACTAATAACTTTTACGCCCGTAATGGTGTTGGTGCTGACCACATGAACAGCATTCTGTCGAGCATGACACATGTTCCCGATAACTGGCGGTTTGGTTCCAATCTATCTCCTGCGGAAATGGCTATGGAATGGAAAAAATGGGAGAATATTAAGAACCCGCTTAATGCTCTCGCGGCCGTCCATACTGCTATGGTTAAAGCTTCCGATGATATTTCAATGGGAGCCAAATACAGTCATTTCTTTGGTGCGAACAAACCCCCTGTGGGTGAGGCATCCAAGTGGGCAAAGATCGATAATTCAAAGGGAACAAACGCTTTTGCCAAACTGATCGATACTGACCTTTATTACCCTAAAGAGATTATTGCTGAGCTTCCCGCACTGGGAAAGATGATTACTGAGTCACGGACCTTTAAGAATGAGTTCCTACAGAAGTGGACTTCGCAGGTATTTGATCCGATTACGTCAGCGCTTAAACTGACGCAAACAACAATGAAACCTGGCCACCATGTTATGTCTCTTCAAGGTGATTTGCTTCGTAATAGTCTCGCCGGTATGAATTTCTCGACAAAGGAATACAAAGCTAGTTGGCGTATTCTTCGCGCCCGTCGCAAAATGGTTAACGAGCTTTCTGGTTTGGATCAGTATGCACGTTTGAAGGGAATTGGTGGTGCAATTGCCGCCGAGGATTCAGGCGTAAAGGGTATTGGAGTTCTCGTTAATGGAAAGTCTATTAACGTTAGGGACGAAGATATTTACCGTTTGTTTGAGCAGAAGGATATTTATCTTCCGATTCACTCAGCAGGTGTAGCAGAAGATTTGCTTACCACACCCACAGGTGGATACCTTGCTAAAGAAGATGGTACTGCTCTATTCCAAGGCGCGGCTAGAACTGCTCAGGGAATTAATAAGGGAGTTACTAAGCTCACGAATAATAGAGTCATTAAGCTGAACAAGTTCTCAGCCGAACGTGATAACTGGATGCGTGGCGCTTTGGCTCTCCACTTTATGCAGTCCCGCAATTTTAAATCAATTGAAGAAGCGATGGATTTTGCGGCGACTCAAGTAAAGAAATGGGCACCAACAGCTAAAGACCTTACAGCTATTGAATCCAAATCAGCGCGGCGTGTTGTTTTCTATTACACGTGGTTGAGAGGTATTCTTCCAAGGGTTGTTGAATCATCCATACGACGCCCCGGCTGGGCTACAATGCCTTCAAAAGCAATGTATAACTTGGCAGTGGCAAATGGAATTGATCCATTAAGTCTTGGTGATCCATTCCCTGAGGATATTGAAACACCTGACTATTACCGTAATACGGTTCTTGGTCCGACGTTTAAAGATGATGAAGGTGATTACTGGGGATATAACCCAACGTCACCTGTAATGGATGTAATGAATTCCCTAGGCTCCGGTGTATCTGTTTCCAACTTGACTCGGCCTTTTGCCGAAGATAGTGGAGAAGGAAGAATTGCCAGAACCCTTATGGGAATGATTCACCCGGCGTTTAGGTCACCAATTGAATTGGGAATGGGACAGAGTTTGTCAACCGGAGCACCTATTGTTGACAGCGGACAGTACCTAACTGATATGATTGGTCCAGCGCGTTACGCTTCTAAGGTTGTTGGTCATACCCTCAGCCCCAACGGGATTATTCCCCGAAGGACAGAAGCTAAATTCCGTGAAGGTATTGCCGAAGATGATTGGGCAAATAACGCCGCACTGGAAACGTGGAATTACTCAACAGGTTCGCAGACTAAAAACTATACTTCTGATGCCGCAACGAAAGCCGCGGAATACGATAAGAAGGAAAAGGAACAGAAAGCGAATAAGGAATCAACTAGAACGGAATGGTGGAAATGACGATTACCGTAGGAACCCCCGTTCCGAACAATCTGTATAGCGCGCCCGCGACTGACTATCTCGAAAGATTGAAAAAGTCTACGGCGCGTTATACTGATCCTTCTGTGGGTAATAAACCGCGAACGCAGGTTATTCGTCCCAATGAGCAGTTTACTCTTCAACAGGCCGCAAACTCTGGAAATCTCGTTGCCCCCCAACAAGATATTTTTAGTGGAATTGACGATCGTGAAGATGAAATCGCTAAGCGGGGCGATATTGCTACGGAAACGGAGCAACAGAAACTGAATCAGCGCCGTTCCCAATATAATTCCAATATGGAAAGCTCCCTCGAATCAGCTGGGGATTTGGGGGAGTTTGGTGGGGACGGCGCTGGTTCAGGCCTTAGTGAAGAACAGCTAGGGAATGCAAGGCTTATTGCTAATGTTGGTCGTCAGCGTGGTTTGGGTGAGAATGAGATTCAAATCGCGCTAATGACAGCGCTTGCGGAATCCGGCTTGAGAAACCTTAATTATGGAGATAGAGATTCAGTAGGACTTTTCCAACAGAGAACTTCCCAAGGGTGGGGTTCACTCCAGCAAATCATGGACCCTACTTATTCTGCGGGGAAATTCTATGATGCTCTATCTAAATCAGCAAGGGGCGCTACTCCTTGGCAAACGGCTCAAAACGTACAAAGATCTGCATTTGCCGATGGTAGCAATTACGCTAAACAATGGGCATTGGCACAGCAGGCTTATCGCACCCTTTCAGGAGGCGGTTCCGTTTCCCGAGGAGCTACTGCTGGATCGCCGGGGCTTCAAAGCTGGATTCAAGCTCATAATAACCGGTATCTGGATTATGACAATGCATACGGCGCGCAATGCGTTGATATGTATTCGTATTACACCACTGGTTTTGTTGGTGGTAAACCACTACCTGTGGGTTATGCTCCGGAAATTTACAACAACTATGATTCTAGCGTCTATAACCGTATCGGTAATAATACTTCTGCTAGAATGGGCGACGTTGCTATTTGGGGGAGAGGCCCTAATACTCCGCTAGGCCACGTCGCTATTGTTGTTGGGGATAATGGAAATGGAACCCTCCGAGTATTGCATTCAAATGCAACAGCGGCTGGTTCCAGAGGTAATTCAGTTATATCGAATATATCAAAGTCGGCGTTGTATGGTTATCTTCGCCCGAAGAAGTTAGGTTAAAATGTTCATTCAGGATAATAGGACGAGAGCCTATATTTATGGTATTCTCGTAGCAGTCGGTGCTGTGGCACTGGCTTACGGGCTGGTTTCTAATGATGAACTGGTGGTATGGATTGCTCTTGGTGGTGCGATTCTCGGTAATGGTCTTGCTTTTGCCAACACTGATAAGGGCAAACACGAAGCATAGGACAGAGTTGGGGACAGAGTAACCCTGACTCGCCTACCCCTTAAACCCTGAAAGCCGGGAACCCTGCGAAGGTTCCCGGCTTTACCCTTTTATCATACCATGCCGTTAGTACTTGGTACTAGCCTATCCACTACTTATCTTGTCTACCTGTTGACTACTCGGACGTGTTGCCTCAGTACTCAGTTCGTGTATACTAGTACTTATTGAGCTACTTGGTCTCATAGTATCGCCACAGGGGGCAACACAGTATGAATGAGAAAAGGTCGTCATGGTCAAAGCGCGCGGGTTGCTTGAATAGCGCTGACGTGTATTCGGCTGAAAAACCGAACCGGCTTGAGTACGGGCCGATATGTGCGGCTTGTCCCGTCAAAGATTTGTGTTTAGCTCATGCCATAGCCAATAAAGAAAAAGGCATATGGGGTGGGATGACAAAACTTCAACGGGACAAACTGCCGACATTATTTATGCTTAGTCTAAATCTGCAAGAAGTTCCGCGAGAGAACGTTGATCCAGAACTGGAAGCTCCAAAAGAGAATCTATATCCGATTGAGAAACTGGCTCAACTGGAGGCGGAACGGCGGAAGAAGAAGGCTTTGGCTTCTGCGAAGGACTCCAAGGAACTATTGGATTCCCTAGACGCTTTTCTGCTTTCTCTACCAGATATTTCATCACTGCAAGAGCTTCTGGCGGAATGATAGCCGGAGGAACTCTACCACCCCAAACTTGTATTTCATTTTTTCCCCGGTAGGAATCCTCAACCCAGTCGATTCCATAAGTTTTAGCAAGAACTGTTCTCCGGCAAAGGTCTGAACAATAAGCTACATATTCGTAACTTGTAAAAAATGGATCTTTACAGTTCTTACATACTTTATCTACAGCGATTTTACTTGGATAAGCAAGTGACTTGATAGTCGCTTCTGCCATAAGAGAGTGCGTCAGTGGTTGATTCTTAGCCAGTGGCGCCTTTTTTATTGTCTTAAGAGTACTCTGATCGAACTGCATCCCCAGTACTTCTTGAATCTTTTTCCAGTTCGGTGCTTTAGCCATTTTATTTTTCCTTCTGAGCAAGGATACTAACCCACAGAGGGGTTATTTTCTTTATGCCATTTAATTTCGAGTGCAGTCTTTGCGAGTTTCTTTTGGATCAAATACCAGCGGCCATGGTTAGCCGCGTCAACCCAGTGATTATCTTTGTGTGCCCCGATAGGTTTCAATTGAATCTGTGCCTGTTGAAGCGGTTTCAGGCGTGCCGGGTACAGGGTCGGAGAACCCAGCTTTTGCTGGATACACCACGCTTTAAGGTAACCGATCATTTGAATAGTCGGAACGCGGCTCCCACTGTGGGACATTGCTTTCTTACCGAGAACAATATAATCCTCAATAACAACATGATCCACGATACCGACATGCTTCTCGCATACGTCCATTAGTTCAGCCAAACCTTTAGCCTGACCAAAGTTAATGATCTTATCTGGGTCCTGATAACACCACCCGGTTGTTTCGCCGGGATCAAAACTAAGGATTCTCATTAGTCAACCATCCATCAACAGTACATTCCTGCGTATTATGCAAAATCTTAAGTCCATCTTTAAAGCTATATATGTACTCACTACGGAATTCTATATCTTTACCACATGAGTCACATACAAAGAGGTTCTTTAATCTACCTAGATAAACAGCAACTCCCCAACCTCTAGGCGCCCGGGGTTCCAGATCAGAAATCCAAGCTTTAAAGTACCCGCTCATAGCAATGTTCCTACTCTTTTGCCTTCGACTTTAAAGTGTACGCGGTCACTATCAATAGGGTGTTCCATGATACGTGCAATGTCTCCACAATACTTTGGCGCGCTCCCTATGGGTAGCTCAAACCAAAGAGCATCGTGAACCTGTAGAATCTGGCGGACTTCCGGCAATTCACGCTTTACGTTATTCATGGAGCATTTAACTATATCAGCGGCCCCGCCTTGAATAGCGGAGTTAAAAGCTTTTCGAGCCTCTGATCGGGGGTACTGAAAATGCCGGTAACGTCCACTCCAAAGTTCGATCTTGCCATTCTTTCGAGCATCTGCTTCTGCCTTATCATTGACCCGTCGAATTCCGGGATAGTTAGCATACCACTTAGCAATTGTAGCTCGGGCATCAGCCTGACTGTAACCAAATACGTCCATAATACGTTGTACGCCAGCACCGTATTGGATAGAATACGTAAGCGTTTTACATTTCTGGCGTTCGAGTCCGAGGTCAATTGACATTTCGTTGAAAATGTCTCGGCTGTCGTCATTGAATACATCGAGAAGTTTGGGTTCACGAGCATAAGACGCCGCGAGCCTGAATTCAAGTTGGCTGTAATCAAATTCCCAAAGCTCATAACCATCCTCCGGCATAAAGCATTCTTTTACTTTACCGTTCCACGGTTTATTGGATTCCTTTGGGATTTGCTGTAGGTTAGGCTTAGAAGATGAGAACCGGCCCGTAACTGTACCGTGCGGTTTGAAATCAGTTCTGATCCTTCCGTCACTGTCCACAAAAGTTTGGTAAGGACGGTAAAAGGCAGTGACAGACTTTTGCCAACCACGAAACTCCAAAACCTTTTTGGCAATCGGGTTATCTCGGGTTTCCAGAATGACTTCATATCGCTCCATCGCATCTTTATCGAGAGTCGGTTTTTCAGTTACGTTGCCATTTGAATCTTTAGTTTTCTTAAATACTACAGGCATCTTAAGATCATGCCAAAACAGCTGTTCCATTGCTTTGCGGGAACCCGGACCTTCAAACTTATAGCCGGTTTCCTTCTCGATTCCCCGCATAATCTCAATGCCGGTGGCTTCCATTTCCTCAGCCAATGGAATATTCACCTTGACACCAAGCGTACGGTAATCCTTGAGAACCTTTAGATTAGGTGCTTCAATCTTTTTCCAATAATCAGTTACAGTCTGTTCATTTTGTTTATCCAATGCAGTAATAATAGCTTCCCACAGGAGATAGGTAATATAAGCATCCTCTTCTGCGTACTCGCGGATATTACCGAAATCGATACCGTTCCAACCTACAAGGATAAGCATCATTTCAAAGTCCATTGACTTCTTTTTGCCCTTGTATCCGAGATACCTCAGCGTACAGGCATCCAGTGAATAGCCGCCGTCTGTCTTACCAAAGTTCTCATTATGGATATGAGCCAACTGCATTGTGTCGATAAAGTTCTCAGGCTGGAACTTATCAGTGGGAAGAAAAGCGTATTCAGCCAATAGTTCGAGCGCCCGAAGGTCAAAGATAGAGTTGTGATAGATTTGAGTCTTGGTTTGAGCCGCGACTAGTAGAAGCGTCCAATCTTCTGTGGGTAGGTTCTTTCCCCGGATATGGGCAACCGGGAAATAGTCCTTGAAGTATTCCCCGTCAATCTTAACTGCTAGACTGAATCCATTAACTCTTGCGTCAGGATCCTTAAAAAGATCCTTACCGTTGGTTTCCGTATCCAATGCAACAAATTGAGCGCGGTTCAGCAGAGTCATCCAGTCCCATTTATATGTCTCTTTAAAGTCCAAAGTCTGCATCTGTAAAGATTCCATTTATTTCTTCCTCTACCTTATGTTCTTTAAAGACAAAGTGGAACCCCTGCGTGCCGTCCATTACTACCGGTTTATCCGACATTCTGGCACGAGATTTAAGGGTAATTAGTTCGACGTGGCTCTGATTATCAGGCATCCACATTGTCAAAACCAAAGTTCCGCCAGCTACTATATACTGGTTACCGTAAACGTCACCAAGCATTGGAGCAGATTTATTCTGGCCTTTGTCAGGCTTTCTGTTGTGATGAATTACTATAAAGGTTGTTCCGAACTCCTGAATGAATTCAGCCAGCTTGACGTTAATTCCCTTCGCCTGTTCTTCTCCGAGAGCATCGAAGGTAAGGGAACCAAGAGCGTCAATAAACATTACTTCCGGCTTATGCTCTTCCAAGAGATAGCGTAAGTAACGTGTGCCCTCTTCGCTGGCCAAATCAATTGGGTTGCCAACCGGCACCAGCAATAGATTCTCTGAAATATCATCTGCATAGTCTTTCCCCCTAGATAGACTTTCCGCAAAATGCTTCAACATATACCTGTCCATTTCGAGAGACAGGAA